TACGGAAAGCATGCATTTCCTTAGGATCAGATAATACAAAGGATTCAGGCATAAGCGATCGAGCATTTCTACGACCATAACAAGAAACTAAAGATTCCCATATTTTATTTTTACTTACAATACTATCACATCCATTAATACCAAAAATAAATTTTCCCATTGCATTTTTTTTATTTTTAATATTAATTTTTAATAATTCATTTTCCACATTATTGTATCCACATGGAATATATACATCCCATTCTTTGTTATTTTGGAATAAATTAAAATTATTAAAAATATCGTTGGTAATACCAGTTAATTTTTTATCATCACAACGGTAATAATTTAATTGTTTCATAGAAGACACAAAATGTTCAATATCAGAATGAAGATTCATTTTCGTTTGAAAATACATTTTGGAAAAATAGATAAAAAAACAAATAAAAAGGATTGTGCATATAAAATAGATTTTTACATTTACATTAGGTATATTTTTATTACCTTTCATTAATGTTACTAATGATTTTTTTATTATAAAATAAAAAATAAATTATAAAAAATAAATTATAAAAAATATAAAAAAAAATTATAAAAAAAAATTATAAAAAAAATTCATAAAATGAAGTGAAATTTAACTTTCTTTTTCATGAAAGCATAAAAAAGACCAAATTTTAGTAGCAATTTTCTTACCTATTTTTCGGTTATTTTTCCCATATTTTTTATTTTCAATAAATGAAATTATTTTTTCAGGATCATTTTCCAATTCTTGAAGTAAATAATTCATAAATTGTTGTATGGTTTTAAATTCATCCACAAATAGTGAAGATATTTTTATAGAAACTCCAGGGATACCACAAAGCATGTTATGAAAACATGTTTCATGATTGCTATTTTTTTTCTTAATTTGCTGTATGCCACACAGATCTATTTCCTGATTATAATTTGGATTCTGTATTTCTTCGACATATTCAGGTAAATTTTTCATAATTTTCTGTAAAAATACTAAAGTATCTTCTACATTTTTTGTTTTATAAATATGAATATTATCACGTAAAATAGAATTTACCACGACACTGTGATATATTTTTTTATCTAAATGAAACTCTTGAAAATTTGTGCCTTCAAATATGTAAATTTTTCGCACGCTTCCTGGAATACTATGTAATAGGCGATTTTTTTGTTCCTTATAACGACCATCTTTGATAGATGTACTTAAATCAGTTAACGTTTTACGTTCAATAACAATGAGTAACTCCTGTTTTTCAGTATGTACAAATTGGATATCTCCTAAATCTAAATTTTCTTTAATAATTGGAAATAAGGATTGTTGTTCGATTGATTCAATTAATTTTCGTTCTCGATTATCGATTTTTATTTGAAACATTTTAAAAATTATATACGTTTTTTGAATTAAAATAATGTGACACTAATTTTATTTAAGCAAATATCTTTATATAAAAAATGAAAATTTTTATTTAAAAAAATGCTTATGTATTATAATTACGAACATTTCGATTTTAAAATTAAGTAACGTGATTTAATTATGAGTGATCCATATGAAACATATGAACTAAAAGAAGATAAACTCATATATCCTGTATTAAATAATAATAACGTTTTATTAAAAGACAAAGATATACAAGATATCTTTCAATCTGTAGGATTGAAACATATTGTATTACATGATTTACAAACATATCAAAAAGCCTTTATTCATAAATCTTATATGAAGTATACAGATTTTATCAAAAATGAAAAATATTTTGGTAATATAGATGGATTATCTTCAGAAGATTTTCCAGAATTATTACCATTACAAGAAGAATCGAACGAAGTATGGGAATGGTTAGGAGACGCAATGCTACAAAGTATCAGTGCGATCTATTTATATCAGCGTTATGGAACGAATCAAAATGAAGGATTTTTAACAAAATTACGTAGTAAAATTGTAAAAACAGAAACATTATCTAAATTATCAGCATCGATTCAATTTCATAATTATATGATTATTTCAAAACACGTTGAAAAAATATGTCAGGGAAGAAGTAATGAACGTATATTAGAAGATTGCTTTGAAGCTTTTATTGGTGCAATAATGGTTGATCAAGGTAAGACTAACCCAGGAAATGCGATGAATATTATCTATAATTTTATGTCAAACATTATTCAAGATAACTTGGATTTAACTGAATTAATTATACATGATGATAATTTTAAAGATCAATTGATGCGCTATTTCCATAAAGAATTTTACGGCAAATTTCCTGTATATGATTTAATAGATAGTGATATTTCTGTAAATAAACAAGGAATTACAACACGTAATTTTATCATTGAAATTAAAGATATTTATGATAATGTTATTGGAACAGGAAATGGTAAATCAAAAAAAGAAGCAGAACAAAAAGCTGCGCAGAATGCATTACATTATTATGGAATATTTGATAATGTAATGTTAGGAAGTGTTCAGCAATCTTCTGATACATCTTCTAAAAATAAATCAAATAAATATCAAAAAAATAATGAACATGATGCTTCTTTATTGGGTATTTTAAATGAAAATAATCATACTATAGAACTTCAAGATGTACAAGATATTTTTAATCAAGTACATTTAAATCATGTACGACCTAAAAATCTAGAATATTATCAGCAAGCTTTTGTACATAAATCTTATGTAGAAACTACTGATTTTGAAAAAAATAAGAAATTATATGGTAATCCGGAAATAGATAACTTTTCGAATATTTTTTCATCATCATTTTTGACATCATCTTCATCTTCCTTATTGCCTCTTCAAAAAGATTCGAATGAAGTTATGGAATGGATAGGAGATGCTGTTTTACAATCTGTAAGTGGATTGTATTTGTTTAAACGTTATGGAGATGATCAAAAAGAGGGTTTTTTAACACGTATTCGCAGTAAAATTGTGAAAACAGAATCGTTATCTAAACTTGCTACATCCTTAGGTATGGATAAACATTTAATGTTATCCAAACATTTCGACATAACACTTTTAGGAAGAAATAATCATCGTGTATTGGAAGATTGCTTTGAGTCCTTTTTAGGAGCAATGTTACTTGATTTTAGTAATAATCTTCAGGACATTGATATAGCTTTTAATATTATCTATGATTTTTTTAGAACTGCTATCGAAGAAAATATAAATCTTTCAGAAGTTATATTAAATGATGATAACTATAAAGATCAGTTAATGCGTTATTTCCATAAAGAATTTGATGGACAATTACCAGTTTATGAAACTATAGATAGTGAAACAACAAATACCAATGATGGTAAAATATATCATAAATTTACGGTATGTGTGAAAGATTTAAATAATCAAATTATTGGTAAAGCTTATGCCAAATCTATAAAAGACGCCCAACAACGAGCAGCACAATATGCTCTTCAATATTATGGTATATTTAATGGATATTAAATATTATTATTTATACATATGTATATATTTACATTCGATAATTTATATCGAATATATAAAAATTATAAAAAATAAAATAGTAATTAATTTCTCATATTATGACGGGTTAAATCCTAATGTAATCGTTCCTCCACTAGTATGTATACGTTGAATAAAATCTTTCTGAAATGGAATTAGATTGTGTTCTATTGCACATGCTACCGAGCCATTTGGCAATGATTGTGTCCCACTTACATGAGCACCATGATATAAGGGAGATAACTTAAAGGAAAATTCTCCAAAAGAAATAAAATAAGTATCTTTATCTGCTGATAAAACAGCACCACTTGATTGATTACATTTATAAACACCTGTTTGTGTTTCTTGATTGAAATTAATAAGAATCCAATCATTTTTTTCGGTAAATAATAAATTTCCTTGAGGACTATATACAAAAAAAGACATCTTTATAAAATCACAAACAGTTTCATATTCATTTGGCATATTACAATTATTTATAATTTTTATTCAGTTTATTTTTTTGATTTCGAAAAAAATAAATAATATCTTTAAAAAAAACTATTATTACTTACTATAGCGTAATAAAATCATGGATAAAATCATGGATAAAATCATGTATTTCGTTATTATTATCATTATCTATAGAATATAACATATCATTATCATTATCTACTTCTTCAATTTGTTCTCTAATTTTTTTTTTAAAATTTTCTTCGTCTATTGTATCAACTATTGTATCAACAATTGTATCAACTATTGAATCCTCTATTTTTTCATTTATATTTAATAATGGTTCATTTGAATCATTTACTTTACATTTATTGCTGTCATCGTATTTCATATATTCATTATCATCATAACAATATTCAAATTCTTCAATTAAATTAGTATAAATATATTTTTTTTCACGTTTATTTGAAGGAAAATTTCTTTTTTGATTTCTAAGTATTTTTCTACTTTGTGCTTCGTTCCTTCTCCATTTATTATAAATAGATTTTGACTCATGAACTTCTAGAATAATAAATGGATTTTTATGTAAATATGGAGAAAAACATCGATATAAACTTTTATGAGGATAATATGAGATGATTTCTAAAGGTAATTTAGATAATACAGATAACATGGAAGAATCAGAATAATTACGTTTTTTTTTAGCTTTATGATTATTAGTTTTAATGAGTTTGGACATATTAAATTATTAAAAAAAATATTATTACCGTTAACTATAAATTGTAGTACAGTTATTTATTTAAGTCCATAATTTTTATTAAATAAAATTAAATTTATCACAAGTACAAAGCGAATTTTTATTGTTATGTTGTAAATAAATAAACATATATAATAAAAAATATATAATAAAATAAATAATAAAAGATATATAATAAAATTAATAATAAAAAATATTATTGAATTATTATATATTATATATAATGTTAACAAAATCTCCAAAAGAAAAAATTTGGAAATATATTCAGTATTTTTTAATTGGAGGATTTTCAACCATATTTTTTTATTTTATATTAGAAAATTTTGAACAAGGTTCTGCTTTAAGTGCCTACATATATTGTGCTCCTACCATTTATTTAATTGCAATGTATATTATCTTTGTAAATAGAGGACTCGAAGAGCTCTATAATTTTTTAATCCATAGTCTCATCAATTTTGTTCCCAATTTATTCATTATTATTTTTGTGACTTTAGCTGTAAAATATACAAATATACCTATGAATATAATTTTTGGAAGTGCTTTTCTTTTATTTATAGTCTATTCAATTCTTTATTTTCAGTGTTTTTACAAAAAAAATTTCATTAGATAAAATTTACACATTTACACATTTACACATTTACACATATACACATAAAAATCAAGATGATATAGAAAAAGTTGATGAATGATCATAATAATTTTCTTTTTCATTAAAAATAAGTAAGTTATTTTCAGCTTCATGAATACATTTTAATAATCCATCTTTCATTTCTAAAATTCGATACCAATAATTAAGATCATTAAGCATATATAATTTTTGTTCTGAAGAATTATAGTAAAATAAAAGTATTTTTTCTTGAAATTTTAATGTTAAACAATTATCTATTATTTGTTCAAAGGATATCAGAACCTGTAAAAAATCATTTTTTTGATGACTACTAATATCTTCTGTGAATTTTTTCTTTAAAAACATCACTGGAATTTTATAATCATAATTTAATACATGAGAATTATGAAAGTCTAAATGATTATCTATATTTATTTGTGAATAAATAATGAACTTATTTTTATTAGAATACAAGTCCACTATTTTACATAATTGTTCAATATCAGATTTCCAAGCAGGATTTTCGTAATTTTCTATTCGTAAAAAAATAAGAACATTTTCTGGATCATTCATTATTTGATATAAACGTTGAAATCGTCGTTCAAATTTTTGTTGCACTTTTTGAATTTTTTCTGTAGATATATGATCCATAGATGCAGGATAAGAAGAAGGTATTGTACATAGATCATTTACATCAAAAAAATGTAAAAAATATACATCATCATTGTCTTGAACTGCTAATTCCTCTTTATGAATAGTATTAAATTGATGGGTATATAATATTTCTTTAAATTGAGGGGCATATGTTTTTTGATAATATAATTTTTCCAAAATATGATAAATACTATAAGTACAAGGAGAAGAATGAAAATCAAATGGAAGTGATTCTAAAACAGGACGATTTGTTTCTCGTAATAATATTTTGGGATGACAAAAGCTTCCTAAAGATATATAAAAAAATTTCATAATAAATAATAATCTACTATAAATTTATAAAAAAAATAAATTATTTAATCTTTAATTTTTATTATTGTTCCTATTGTTTTGATTATTTTTATTATTATTTTTATGATTATTTTTATTATAGGTTTGATTCATTGATTGTACATTTTTTTTGATATAATCTATCATTTCTTTCCCGCTAAAAGATAATTTCATTTGATTTACATCTTTTTTTAAAGTATCATAAAACTCTTCATTTACTTTATTTTTAAAAAAGAACCAATAAGAGCGGTCTTTTTTTGTTTCATATAAATCTTCATAAATCATTTTCTTATCTTTTAATGGTACATGGTATCCTTTTTCTAAAAATTTCACTAATCGTAAAATTCTAGGTTGTAAATTCGTACTCCAATTTTTAAATGATTGCTCTGGACTTAATCGCCATATTTTATCAGATGCATTTTTTATTCCATTGCCAGTTAAATCATAGACCTGTTTTTTCTTAAAATCATATAATAAACCATTACATGGACTATTTAATACATTTTTAATAATGTCAAAATTCATCAATTCTAAATCAAATTCATTTCCTACTTTAAAATATTTTTTAAAATGTCCTTGTCTAAATTTCAAATCATTGATATTTATCAATAATTCCAAAATTTTCTGATAAGATGATATATATAATAAATCTAGGTCATTTATTGCTTCATCGTTAAATAATCCTCGTACAGTACCACCATAGGTAAATAAAGGTATGTTATGTTGTAAAAAATAATGTATAATTTGTTTATAAGTGTACTTTTTAGTACTATCAATGTACATGCTTAATTTCTGATTTAATTTGGTTTGTTGATGGTGATCTAATTTGATAATTTTTGTATTTGGATATTTTTCAAAAATATAACGTTCATAATTTGATTCAATGATATCATATAAATGATTTAAATAAATCCCTTTTTTTTTATAGAAATGATATAACTCAAGATAATTCTGAAACCACGGTTTATATAAAGATTTTAATCGCATAAATTCTTGATTTTTATGTATTTGATTTTCTTTTATTTTTTTTAAAATAGTATCAGGGTAGGGAATATAATTAAAATCAATGATATATAAATGTTTGTCTAAATAAGAAATATTATGGCTATATTCTTTTATTAAATAATTAAAATTATATTTTTTAGGAATATGATTCCATTTCTGAAAAATTTGATTTAAAATTTCCACATCCATTTTCCATATTTCTTTTACATTATCAAAATTATCGACTAATTTTAATAATTTTTGATATACATTTTCAGAAGGTTTAATGATTAATATACTAGTGTTTGCTAGCAAAATATTTTGATAAACAATACCACCTGGATTCTTACAATGAAATAATTCATCAATATTTTTTTGAATAAAAAGTTCATTATTTAAGAAAATTACTCTTTCATATTCAACCATATTAAAAATCTGAAATTTAGTGCACTTATCCATTATTTTATGATTAAAGGGATGTTTTTTAGAAATAACATATTCTACACGAATAATTTTAGTAAAATATTTTTTTAATATATCAATTTTGTATTGGGGAACATCTAATGTGTACATTAAAATAAGATCATATTTCGTTTTACTTTTAATTAATGAATTAATAGATACAAGAATATTTATGTAATCCGGGTCATTATCATTATAAATTAAATTGATATATGCACACTTCATACTATAGCCTCATATATTTTTTATATATATTTCTGAAAATATATATAAAAAATATATAAGTATTAGTAATGGATTTAAAAAATAATCAATCTAGTAAAAAAAAAATTGTAAATGTTAAAAATACTAAAAAAATAAATAACAAAAATACTATAAATACATCAAAAAATACAGGAAATAAGAATATAGGAGATAAAAATACAAATGATAAAAATACAAATGATAAAAATACAAAAAATACAAAAAATACAATAAAAAATATTCCTGCTAGTAATCTAAAAAATTCATCCTTGACTGTTGCAAATAAACTTCAAGCATTTAATAATACTTTTAAAAATTGGGTTCGTCCCAATAAAAAAGAATTTCCAGAATGGTTTAGCAAAACTTTCTTAAAATTTCGGGCAACAGGCAAACAAGAATCCATGAAAAATACTTATGAACCATATAATTATAAAAAATTATTGCTTGCTTTTATGCAGAATAATATTCCTTATCGATGTATATTATTATTTCATGTACTAGGTACTGGAAAATGCCATGGAAAAAATACAAAAATTTTGATGTATCAAGGAGGGGTCAAAAATGTGCAAGATATAAAAGTTGGAGAACAATTAATGGGTCCAAATGGTACTCCTCGAAATGTATTATCATTAGCATCTGGACAAGATAATATATATCGAATTAAATATAATAATTATTCTTATACAGTAAATTCTGAACATATTTTAGTATTACAACATAAAGATAAATTACAAGATATTCAGCAAATTACAGTAAATGATTATTTAAACAAGGATGATGAATACAAGAATAATTATTATGGTTTTCGAAAATCAAATGTATTTTCTAAAAAAGAGATACCCAAATTGAGTTATCAAAATTATCAGAATGTAAAAGATAATTTTAACCCGTTATTTATTTATAATAGTATGGACATTCAAATCAATTTCTTATTATTTTTATTAAATATGGAAAAAAAATTTTATAATAATGATAAAATTATTTTACAAATTTATACTATGAATAATTATGAAAAAATTATCTTTTTATTAAATTCATGCGGAATTAAATATTGTTTTGAAAATATTATTAATGTTAATGATACTAATTTTATGATCCCCATTCAACTTCAAAATCTTACATTAACTTCTAATTTGAATAAAGAGTTCATTATTACCTCAGATAATTTAATATTTACAGACTTGTCTTATCCATTTGAAGTAAATTTAACCAAAGAAAAAGACTATTATGGTTTCGTATTAGACAGCGATCACTGCTATTTATTGGGAGATTCTTCGGTGACTCATAATACATGTACTTCCATAACCATAGCTGAAAATTTAAAAAAAGAAAGAAATATTGTTGTATTATTACCTGCTTCATTAAAAAGTAATTTTATTTACAAAGGTTTATTATTTTGTGGAGATCCAGAATATAAAAAGAATGAATCAAAAATTGAACAAAAATATAGTTTTATTTCTTATAATGCACCAAATACATTAACACAATTAAAACGCTTAGGTTCTTTGGATAATAAAGTAATTATTATTGAAGAAGTTCATAATTTAATTTCCATTATGATTAGTGGAATTATGGGATCAAGTAAACAAGGAATGGAAATTTATAATATGTTAATGAATGCTACCAATGTAAAGATAATTGCGATGAGTGGCACACCCATTATAAATGATGCTTTTGAAGCAGGTGTTTTATTTAATGTTTTATGTGGTTATAATGAAGTTAACTTTTTCCGTATTATCAAAGTTCCAGCAAAAATAGGTGTACAACAATTCAAAGAATTAGAAGAAGAATTATTAAATCATAAATATGTGGAATATGTTTCTATCAATAAAATCAATAAATCCATTAAACTTCTATTAAATGTCAAAAGTTTTAAAGCTTCTTACAGTACAGTTATTGAAGAATTAGCGACTTTAATCAATAAAAAAGTAGAAGCGCGATTTTTAGAATTACGCAAGATTCCTTTATTCCCCATAGAAAATGAAGGAGAAGATTTTCGTCGTTATTTTGTGGACGAAGATGAAAAAGAAGGTGATACACTTAAAAATGAAGAAATTTTTCGTAAACGTATTTTAGGGTTAGTTAGTCATTATTCATCAAAAAAAGGAAACTATCCAAAAGTTATTTATAAAGATTATTATCGTGTGGAAATGAGCAATTATCAATTTTTAATTTATGAAATTCTTCGTAATAAAGAGCGACAAAGTGAACGTGGTTCTTCTTCTAAAAATTCCAAGAAAAAGAAAAAAGTAAAGAGTACATTTCGCGTTTATTCGCGTCAATCATCTAATTTTGTTTTTCCAGAAGAAATTCTACGCCCTTATCGAGACCCTAAATTTATTGTTTCATTGAAAAAAAATAAAAAAAATAATAAAATTGACGAAAAAACCTTTAATACATTAATTGAAAATGAAGAACGTATTGATGAAAATAGTAATGCGCGAATGAGTGCTGATTATAAATTACGAATAGATCAAGCAATTGAGGAATTAGATGCTAAAGGTGATGTTTATTTACGTCCTGGACCTGAAGGATTAGATAAACTTTCTCCTAAAATGAAAATGATGTTGGAAAATATACAACAATCAAAGGGACTTGTATTTATTTATTCTAATTTCCGAAGTGTTGAAGGAGTAGAAATTTTTTCCCGAATTTTAAATCATAATGGATATGCTAAGTTTGGATCATCGATGAATGTTCCTAAATATGCTATTTATTCAGGTTCCGAAGATGAAAAGATGAAAAAAGAAATTTTAGACACTTTTACGAAAGAAGATAATAAAGATGGAAAATACATTAAAATTATATTAGCAACTGTTGCTGGTGCGGAAGGACTAGACCTAAAAAATATTCGACAAATTCATATTATTGAGCCTTATTGGAATCAAATGAGAATACAACAAGTTATTGGACGAGGTGTTCGTCGAGATAGTCATATTGCTTTACCTCCAAGTGAACGAAATATTGAGATATATCGATATTTTTCAGTATTTTCAAATAAAAATGCATTAACAACACGAGATAAATTAAGTACTGATGAACATATTGAAGAAGTTTCTATTAAAAAGCAAAAAATTATTAATCAGCTTTTATTAATTTTAAAAGAATGTGCTTTTGATTGTGTACTAAACTCGGCAAATATTAATGGCGATTACCCTTGCTTTAGCTTTGGTAAAGGAGCCAAAGGATTTAGTTATTATCCAGAAATTGGAGAAGACATTATTATGTCGGGAAGTAAAAATAGTAAAAAAGTAGAACGAAAATTAGTACGTGGTTTATATTATAATAAGCAAGTTTATTTATTTAATCCTGATAAGAAAGAATTTTATTTAGTCAGTAGTAATAAATCGAATTCAGTGAAAATTGATTTAGAAAAAGTAAAAACAGTATTGCTTTATATCGATGTAGATGAAAAATTAGTATATGATGCTAAGTCAGTACAACAAAATAATCCCATCGTGATTGGTAAAATAAAAAATAATAAAATTGTTAAAATTTAATTTATCTTGATAATTGTTTATCAAAACATATATATATTATAATTTATATAATATATAAAACTTTAATCTATTTATAAATTATATAGTAGATAATGTCTTCCGCATATAAAATACTTTTTAACAATCGTACAGGCGCTGTATATTTAAAAAAAAATAATAATAAAATAGATCTTCAAGAACAAGATGATGAATTAATTGATTTAATAAAAAAATATGTTAAAAAAAGTAATATAGAAAAAGAAATCGCATTGAAAGAGAATCAAATTGGACAACATTTGGAAAATATGAAAAAAAATATTACTCCAAATATAGAACCTAAAGAAAGTGAAAATAAAAAAAATATTACTCCAAATATAGAACCTAAAGAAAGTGAAAATGAAAAAAATATTACTCCAAATATAGAACCAAAGGTGAGTGATCATAAGAAAAATGTTCAATCTAATTCTATTGATTCTTCTGAAAATTTTAATGAAGAAGAAGTAGAATTAAAATTTGATAATTATTTTCAAGACATGGTTAAAAATAAAGAAGATAAAGGAACTATGAATCAATATATAAAACAATTATTAAAAAAAGGAAATTCTGAAAACATTGAAAATATTAATAATTATAAAAATTGCGATTCTGAACAAAATGAAAAACAGAAATCTGAATCTAATCCTGAAAATAAGAAAATAGAACAATTTAATCCACGAAATTGCTCTTTATTTGATAATAATCAAGAAGATATAAATTCTAAGCAAACAAAAGATCAAGGAACCCAATCTTGTATTATTCAAGAACCTAAAGAAAATATGATAGAAATAGATACACGAGATTTTTTTAACAATTTTACTCATATTTCTAATTTAGTTCCCAAAGACGAAAACGATAAAGTTAGCTATGTAGAAGGACCACGTGGTTTTCCAGGATTAATTGGACCTAAAGGAGAACAAGGACTTCATGGCCAAGAAGGTGTTCCTGGTCCTCCTGGAAAAGATGGAGCAACAGGTCCTCCTGGAAAAGATGGAGCTATAGGTCCCCAAGGTGTACAGGGACCACATGGTCCAGAAGGAATGCAGGGATTACCTGGTCTAAGGGGCCCAGAAGGATTTATGGGACAACAAGGTTTACAAGGTCCACCTGGACCACCGGGATCACAAGGATTAATGG